GAAGAAGGATGCCAACAACTATTACATTGCTACGAGAACCAAGAAAGTATTTCGTATGATATGTGGCGGTCTTCCCTTTCCATTACAGCATTCTGTGTTGATGGGGATATGGCATCGCATCGTATGTCTGAGAAGTATCCGGATTACGACCGCGCTGAAGTAGATAAAAAGATAGATGACTTACGCCGTACGGGTGGTCCACACCACTGCACTACGTTTGAAAAGTGGAACCCCGGTGGTTGTGATGGCTGCATCCGCAAAGGCAAGATAACTTCTCCTATCGTTATAGGTATTGAAGTATTGTTGACACGCATTTCATTTGACTGCGACTTCACACGGTTCTTACCTCTACCCTGAGAGATGCTGTACGACAGGTCAGAGAATTCCATCGGCGTGGTGTTCGTTATCT